GTATCATACGCATGGTACTCGCCGGTTTTTACTACGTTAACCAACCCCACCATTTCGGCACAGTGGGATTATATCGCTGACGTACCATAGGGGGCCGCATGACCAGAATACTTACTGTGTTGTTTTTGTTGTGCGCCGGATCTGCTCAGGTTTGCAGTGGGGCGGCTGGAATTTTTAGATGGGGGGTTCACAACCACGGTGCGCGGTACATTGATATGACCACCAACGTTTCTATCTTCCCTATGTCCTGGATTTTTGGTAACGTCTCGACGGGAGTCGTCCACTCAAAAACGTTCACCTTTACTTCCACCGGATTAGGCGTATGGGAGCGGGCTATCCTGACCGTTACGGGCACCGGATTTAGTGAGTCATCCCGGACATGTGGGACGAATCCGTTTGACCTTGCAAGCGGGGCAAGTTGCACTGGAACGGTATCTTTTGCGCCTACGGCCGCTGGAAGTTTTACGGGTTTTTTGAATTATTCGGCTCCAAATTTTACCAGGCAACAAATTGCTTTGAGTGGGGCAGGGATTGCAACGGGGGGGTGGTACACAGACTCTTTTAGCACCGACGGGGCTTTAAGTGCTAAATGGACAGTGTCTATAAATGCCAATTCTGCTTTAATACCAGTTGTTTCCGGGGGTCAGTTTACAGTAGGAGGGTCCACTGCTGGCAGAGGTATGGCGCTATACACAGGAGATTCCTATGGGTCTAACCAATGCGTGCAGGCTACGCAAGTTAACATCGACGGTAGCAATAAGCTGTGGGTTCGCACTAGCTCCGACGGGCTAAGTGGTTACTCCTATAGAGAGTCTGCGCAACAAATATTTAGGGAAGATTCAGGTTCCCCTACTTCGATAGCAACCGATTATTCGGCAGAAAATGTGGGAGATGTTATGAGACTGTGTGCTAACGGATCTACTATAACAATTTCTCGTAACGGTACTGTAGTTGCTACAGCCACAGATACTACATACTCTACAGGTAGTATCGGGCTGATGGTTTGGTATACCGGCATATTCGATAACTTCGCTGGAGGCAATTATGCGTCTGCTCCTTAGTTTTATCTTGGTGTTGTGTTTGTCTACCAGTTCTTTTGCAATTACAGACGTTTCTACCTGCCAGACTTTCAACACCTATAGCACTTCGTACCGTCTGACCGCAGATGTGAGCAGCACCGGGACATGCTTCACCATTGCCGCCCAGAAGGTGAAACTCAACCTCAACGGCCACACCGTCACCTATGACAACGCAACGCCTATCACCGTGACCAATGGAGGTTTTGAAACAGGCGACTCTACAGGATGGGATTTTGCAAACGCACCCAACGCCTCCGTAGCGGCAGGGTCTTTTATCAACCCTGTGACCCTCTACAGTGGATCATATGCTCTCCGGTTCGCGCTTCCTGCATCTGACCAATACGTCCTCTCGGCCAACACCGTCACGTTGGCGGCCAACACCACCTACAGCCTCAGCGCCATGTTTCGGAACAGCGGCAATAATGAAACAACGCAAAACGACTATGTAGGAGGGTTCCGCGACCCTATAGTCATGACCGTTTCTATTGACGGCACGGCGTATAGTGCGACTACGCCACAACCAGGCGTCACTTGGCGAGGGTTTCAGTTCAGTAATGTAGTGTTTACAACCGGGGCGAACCCTGTGACAGGTAAAATAAGAATCAGCATATCAGGCGTTCCGAGCGGGGCAATAGGTTATATATACGTTGACGACGTTAAAATACTTCGCGCAAACTCATATGGCGTTGACGTGGCACCCAACAATGCTAACTCAAAAAACTTTATCATCACCAACGGCTCTATAACACAAGGCCAGGGCAACGGATTTAATTCCCATGCCGTGAATATGGGCGAACAGGGTAGGGAAGGATTTAGCATAGACCATCTTATTTTGACAGTTCAAGGGGTTAATTCCAGGGCCATAGCCGGTTATCATTTCAACGGCTCGACTATCAATTACAATACAATTAATCACAATGTCACTACAATACAATCTAGGGATAATTACGACGGAGCGGCTATTTATATAGCGTACAATTCAATATCGTACAATTCGACGATACACCACAACATATTCGCCACGGGTGTTCAAACCGCAATATTTCTTCAACAGACCCTGGGGCAAACTCCAAACCAAGTTTATAACAACAATATAACTCTTCAAAGTAGATATACAAACGATTTCGCAATAGTAGCTAACGGGGCAGAGGTTTATGGAAATACAGTAAATTGTGGGACTAGTAGTAATGCTTGCCGGGGTATCGTGGTTAGCGGGGCCAACACCAAGGTTCACAACAACACCATAACGGTGCAAGAGTTAGTACGAAATCAGGAATACAATGGGTGCCAAACAGCTGGTGCGTATGGCATGCAGGCGGAATATTCCGCCGTCAATGCGGAGGTCTACGGCAACACGGTAACGGCAAATGCCGGGGATTGCGAAGGGAGCGCTTTACGTATAAATCCTGATGCCCCAGGAACAGGCGTAAGCATGAACATTCACGACAATACCTTCACAGCCGTTGCCTCCGGTTCTGCAAGAGCTACCACAATGCGTTTTGCAGACATGAACAGCCCCACAACAGTCCTTATCAATAACAATACTTTTAGGACAAACCGTCGCTGGGCGTATATTGATTACAGTGAATCCGGCACAGATAATGTGGTTTTTACTGGAAACAGATTTGAAACGACCGGGACGGTGGACAACCCTTTTTATGGGTTTGAAATTAACAGCAGTTCTATTGCTGCAACGTTTAATTTTTTCAGCAACACCTATGGCACTGGCGACCAAGCAAGATTTGAATCTCAGTGTTGGAGGGCCACAGGGAATATGTTGGCGTGCGCTTCCGGGCCAAGCATAGTTATAGACGGGGCTGCGCCGTACCCCCCAACAACCTCAGCCAACAAGTCGGGTCGGTACCAATCGAGTCAGCAAGTAACACTTACTTGCACTGATGGTTCGGCGACGTGTGCTACAACTCTTTACTGCCTTGGCCCCGAATGCACCCCGGCCTTGACATATTCAGCGCCTTTTTATATGCTTCAAAACATAGCTCACCAAACGACATGCTTTGCTTCCACAGACACGTCAAGTAACCGAGAGGCAACCAAATGCGTTTCATTGGCAAAACAACGCCGGAGATGACATGTCCACATTGGAATGCGCGTAAAGGCCACGGGACTAAATGGCAGTGTAACGGCTGCCCATGGAAAGAGGTAAGGAAATGAAAACACTAAACGAACTTTTTTATGACGTGATCCTTTTGAACGAGCTGGGTGGGGATACTTCGGCGGCCCTGCGTTTTTCCGATCCTGATGGGGCCAGCGGGCGTTCCGGCTGGTCCTTTGGCCTCTGCCAGTTTGATACCCGCCACAACGGTGCAGCTATCGACTGTCTGGTGGACTGTGGCTTTACCCAGGACGAGATCCATGGCGTTGTCGATCAGACCATAGACGTGCGACCCTTGGCGGCCAGACTTGTCGCGCACAAGGATGTGGTGGCCCGGTACGACGAGGCGCAACTTTCCCGATGCCTCAACCAGGCGCTGGAGTTCAACGTTGCCCGCGGCATCATTATGGCGGACACCACCGCTCTACTGGCGGTCGCCGATTACGTGAACCAATACGGCAGTGAGGGGGATGGTATCGCAGCCTACTTCAACGCCATCGACACCAAGCGCCCGGTAGCCGGGCAGGATGTGCAGGACTTCAAGCTTAACCACACCAAATACGGGCGGGAACACCCCGGAGATTGCAAGCGTCGATACGAAAACATCTTGAAGGTGGTGGAGAAAAACGGGAGATAACGCTATGTGCCACATTTGTAAAGTTACAGGCGTCAGGACATGCGATGCTCAAGAGGCTGAAATAAAGTGTGAGGTGTGTGGTTATTGCAAACGGCAGGAAGAAAGGACAAAAAATGAGCTTTGCAACAAAAATGCTGAGTGACGAAAAAGGTCAACCATCTTGTCAGCGGGTGTGTATGCTTCTCCTCGTGGTCACTGTGATCGTGTGGGTGTCGATGGCCGGGTGGAAATTGCAAGCCCTCCCCGTTATCCCCCCCACCCTGAGCGATTTTGTCGAGTGGCTACTTACCGCTCTTGTTTTTGGAGTCACGGCCAGCAAAGGGGCGACAGCGTACGAGAAGGGAAAGGCGGCAGATAATGGATGCGGCACAACTACAACAGGGAGTTAAGACCCGCTGGCAGAACGTAAAAGACTATCTGGCCAAAGTCCCGGACTGGCGATGGAAACTGTACGCCGGGATTGATATCGTGTTGTGCCTATATCTTGCATGGTGTAAATGGGGGCCGCAGCCTGCCGACCCCGGCGCTGTTACAATTTCAGTGCCAAAAGCCCCGCAGATCGCCCAGATGGAAACCAAGATCGTCTATGTTCCAAAGCTGGTTGTTATCAAAGAAAAGGCCGATGCTGTAGCTAAGCTGGAACTACCCGCCACCGAAGCCCATAACCCGAAAGAAGAACTCCTGACGGCGGCGGCTGTAGCGGCCAACCATTACGGCGCGACTGCTGTTGTGTTTGTGAATGCCAGCACCGGGCAGTCGAGAACCGACATTGTGTATAAAAAAGCCCCCTGGTTTTCCTTTGAGCGTGGCAACACGGCGGGGGTGGGAGTGGGGTATAGCTCAAACGACGGGACGGCTGGGAAGGTCTATTACAAGCGCGACGTGGCCCAGATCAAAGGCGTGTATATCCAGGGGCAGCTTGACGCAATAGCTCGGCCCGATGCTAAAGACCGTAAGGCGGAAATAATCCCGTGGGCGAATATAGAATATAGATGGTGACAGTTACCGCGTAGCCTATTTGGCATGGCGTTGCTTTCTCCGGCAACGCCGTTTTTTTTTATCACTTCCGGTACCTCCGACCGCGCCAACCACCCGCCGCACGTACCGGCCAACCAGCGGCCCACTCCGGCATCCGGCCCATGATCACCTCAAACTCTTCCACGCTGCCCCATCCTTGCGGTACTTCCGCCACAATCTCGTCGTGGACATGCAGGACGATGGAGTACCCAGCAGCGTCCAGTTGCATCATGCTACTCGCCAGGATGTCCCGTGCTACCGCCTGCACCACATTCTCCGTGAGCTTCGGACCATACGTTTCCAACCGCATCCAACCGACCGGACCATTCAGATAATTTGAGTTCCATCCCATGTAGGTGATGCAGGTTGTCTGCTTACCCCAGGGCATCATCTTCTGGTAGACGCCGGGTTGGTGGTAGGTGAGACGCCGACCGCTGGGCAGCCGGCAATAGAGGATATCTCCGGCCACTCCGAATGAGATATCCCGGTACGAGTAGCAGTAGCCGGGGTTGGTAATCGCAGCGAGTGCGGCATCTTGTAGGCCCCACCAGAACGTAGTAATGGCGGGGCTGGCTGCTCTCCAAGCCCGGACCGCTTCCTGGATCTCCTCATCCGTCATAAAGGCGTCAGCGCCAAACGCTTTCCATGCGCCGAGTCCGCCACCGTAGCCACTCGCCAGCTCCGCGACTTTCCCCTTCTTTCGATCAGGGTGGTGGGCGTCATTCTCCAGCTTATACTGAGCGTAGAACTCCAGAGTCTTGCCGGTGAGCAGACTCGCAGAAGTCTCGTATATCTTTCCGTGTGTCCTAAAGACCTCCCGCCGCCACTCCTCCCCGGCCAGCTCCGCCAGCACCACCGCCTCTATGGCCGAAAAGTCGGAACAGAGCAGCTCATGCCCTGGCGCCGCCACAAAGAGGCCGCGCAGACAGCTCGACACGTCCGAGATAATCTCCAATGACGGCTCACGCTCGGACAGACCGGCCAGTATCTCGTCCACCCGCTCCGGCGTCGCGCCACCAGGGAGGTTCTGTGGCTGCGGCCCGCGGCCCGCCCATCGCCCGGTCCGGTCCGCCCCGCAGAACGCGAACAGATCGTGCAGCCGGCCATCACTGGTCAGCCGACGCTCGATGGCGAAGAGTTTTTTGACTGAGGCAGAGCCGAGGGCGGAGCGTATCGTCAGGACACGGTGCGCACCGTCGGGCATCCACACATCCTTCAGTAACTCGTCCACCGCGTCAGACTCCAGACTACCTGTATGAACACCCTGCGTCGCCAGCCAGGCGGTGATCTTTGCTAGCTCACCGACGGACTGGACGGCGCCACCCGTTAAGTCTCTCAGCTCCTCCGTGAATCGATCAGTGGTGCGTTGCACGGCACTGATGCAGTCTCGGAGCGCGTCTGTGTCGATAGCCACTCCTCGAATGTTAATGGATTGATCGAGAAGCCACAGCTTTTGTTCCGACGCGCTAAGGTCAGGGCATAGGCTAGATATTGCAGCCTCAGCTCGAATGTCCTGGATGTTATATTGGTAGAGTGCATTGTAATCCTCCAGCGCCGCTGACCTTCGGGGCGGGCTCTTGGTGCTCTTTAAATTATTGGGAATGCAGAGCTTACGGATAAGCGCATCGCCCGCTTTGTCCTTCTGTTCTGCGGCGCCCAGCACCTCGGCGGCCTTGCCAAGTTTACCGGGCAGACTGTGAGCGCGGCACTTCGCCAGGGAGCAGGAGAGTTGCGCCAGCGGCAGAGCGGGCCAGCCCATCCGTCCGTGGCATACGTGGTGCCAGATCCAGTATTCAAAGCCCGCATTATGCGCCTCAACTGTGCCACCGGTGGCGAGGTACGCAAAGAGATCCAGCGGCGCGGGCATCCCCGGTATCCACATGTGGGGGCCGGCGCCGTCATGCAGATCCCAGGCGAGTGACAGGACACGACAGGATGGGTGCTCGGCATAGGCCGGCGCTCCAACTGCGGGCAGACCGGGCGAGGTCTTGGTAATGCCCCGCCATTTGCCCGAGGCGTCTTGGTAAAAACCAGCGGACGAGAACGTCTCAAAATCAATTGTAGCTGGCATGTACTACTCCTGAAATCTTGAGTGATCTCGGCAAGTCCGGCATGGCGGCTCGTTGAGATTGGTTTGATAGAATTTACAGGGTACGCGCGAGCACGCCACATGCTTCATAAACTGCGGCTCCAGCACCATCCCCGCTGCTTCCTCATGCTCCGCCAGGGTCGGGGTGCGTTGCGCCGTGAGGCTATGTAGCAACAGAGCCATCATGTTGAACATGACCGCGCACAACGCCTCCTCCAACGGCTCTGCTGCCTCTTCGGGGTGGCCGCGATGATGCAGCCACACGTCCAGCAGGTGGCGCCACGCTGAGTCCATGAGGCTGTCAGGGGGGATTCCCTTCTGCCAGTTGTCGGCAGCGCGGCGTTGCCCGTCAGCCTGCGTCTGGTGCTTCAGCATGTACTCACCGAAGCGCTTGATAACGAGTGGATGAAGATACCCCTCGTATTGGGGCTTGTCGGCCAGCGGGGAGCGTGTCGCTCCGGTGTCAAAAGTTCTCATGCCAGTATCCTCCATATCACAACGACCGCTACGCACGCTGCGAGTAGTAATGCCAGCCGGGATATCCTCAAATCCCGCCGGTAAGTCTCTTCACTCTGGAGCGCGTAATCCGGCTCCACTGCGTGGGGGCACATCCCCCGCGGCGCCCCGCATCTGTCACACACCATTTTATTTCACCCCCAGGCAGTCGCCGTTTGTATTGTAGGGATCGTAGGCCCATTTGCAGCCGTCCACCATCTTGCAGGAGTCGCAGGTGAAGGACATACCCTGCCCCCACCACCCGTTATCCATCATCCATTCTACCGCCGCTTGTCGTTTGGTCACGTGGCACTCTCCGATCTGTCAGATAGATTGAATTGGGGGTGTAGCTTATACCAACGTGGGGCTGGCGTTAACAGCAATAGGGTTTCCGTTTCGACTGGCTACTTTGTACTCCCCGTTCTGCATGACCATTGTCCACACCGTCCTTGGGCTACACCCCCAAACTATTACGGTGTCATCAAACCACCGGCTATCAGTTGCGCGTCAGTCCAACCGGCGGCATGGTACTGCTCTCTCGTGCCGGCGGCGGCGGGTGTCATCTGCGGACCGGCGGGCGGTGGATTGAGGAAGTCCGGAGCGGGTACGACACCAGTGGGCACCGGTGGAGTGGGTGGCGCGACCTGCCCAGCAAATGCCGGAGCCGCGACCTGCACTGGACGAGCACCGGGAGGCAATGCCGCGCCACCAAAGCCGATCGATGTGGTGTCAACGTCCACCGATATTTTGTCACCCTCTCCGACCAGCGCGACGGCGATGGGGTTGAGATAGACGCCGGGTGTTCCGTTCGGGACAAGTTTGTTACCCGCCACGCTGCCAAATACCTGGATGAAATAGCCCGGTACAATAGCGCCCTCGGGGAGCTCCACCGTGCCGTTGGCATTGACACGTTTGGGCAGCCAGCCCTGTGAGAACCAGATTACCCAATGGCCTGGGTAACCCGCCTGATCACAGGGGCGCTTGCCACGCTTATTGGGCAGCGTTGAATCACCGTCCGTGATCTTCCAGGAGAAAGCGGGGGAGGCGACGAGTGTGGGGTGTGCGGCGGCGCCGGTCTTGTAGATCTCCGCGCCCCACGGTGTCTGATTCCAATGTGTCTCGGCACCTTTGGGGATGGCGTAGCCAAACGAGCACTGCATCTCGGGCTGGCCATCGCGGCCAATCTTGGGGGTCTTGCCGTCCGACTCGGTGCGGGGGAACGTCTTATCGAGGTTGCCGCCGATCATGCGTCCTGCTGGGAAAAGAATGTCCATTGTGTTACTCCTTTTTAAATATGCTTGAGATTTTTACATCATTGAACGGGACCAGCTTTTTCTCGCCGCTCTGCCGCTCCGAATACATATTGACAATATCCTCCGGCATCCCGGCTTTGCGTGCCTGTGCCGGCGTAATAGTGTCCACGCTCTTACAGAGCTCGATACCCATCACCTGACTGAGCGCGATAATTTCCGCCACCGGGACTTTCCACTGCTGTCTACCAGTTCCGGCCTGCAACATCCAACCGGGTACGTTCCCACCATTGTTAAAGATGCCCTGCGCCTGGGACTCCAGACCGGTGAGCAGGAACTTGATTGCTTCGGAGGCGCGTTGTACCGTCCGCAGTTCTGTGGCCAACGCTTCCGGGCTCAGGATCTCCACCCGCATTCTGCTGGTGTAGTCGATGGAAAACATCGCCGCATTACGGGCGGCAGGGCAGGCGTGCCGCGCGCTACAGTATTTACAATGGTCACCACTGGTGATGGGGGCGTGTGCTGTGTACGCAGCTTCCGCCGCCATACGGAGTTGTTCAAAGTAGCGCTCCAGTATAGGTGCCTCGACGCGCCACGTCCGGTGCGGCCCGTCAAAGTGAAACGGGCGGGGCTGGACGATGTGGATATTGACAAACTGGTGGGACGGCTGAAGTAAACCGGCGGCGTAGCAGATCATCTGCCAGTTGTCCCACGGCTCCACGACGCCGTAGCCATACTTGAGGTCAAAAATGTGCAGCTGACCCCGGTCATCGGTCAGAGCACAGTCCGGTGTGCCGTGGCAGTCGGCATGGACGCGGGAAATGGTAATACTCTGCTCCACGGCCCGCTTACCCGCCGCTGTTACGGAATGCACCGCAGCCACGTAGACCTTGGCAGCATCCACCATCTCCTCGGTTACGATGACACCGCACGGTGCGGTGCGGCCCGCAAACGGGTCACCACCACGACCGGACAATACCTCCGAGCCGACCCAGTGCGCGGCCTCACCCTCCAGGGCGGCAGCCCCCGACGTATCGGAGAACTGCTCAGTCATCTGGATGGAGCCGGGGCAATGCACCCAGCGATGGGCGCTGGAGGGGCTTAACCTACTGTGGTCGGACATAATACACCCCATACCGCTGGAATAAGATCCTGACGTGCGGCGAGCTGGTTGCACATGGTGAGTTGACCATTGGTGACGAGCGCCACGGCGCCATTAACCTGGTCCGGTGTCATCTGCCCGGCGGTGATACGTCCCGTAACCTCTTTGATCAACTCGGCAAAAGTGGTGGGGCCAGTGGGTGCTGGTGCGGGCGGTGCTGGTTTGGATGGACCACCGAGAGCGGCGCTTACCGCTGCGGCATCGGCCGGCGGGGTGGGGGCGGGCGGCGCTGGTACAGCCTGGATACCCTTCAGTTCCGCTTTGACCTGCTCCACCAGAGCTTTATCGACACCCGGCTTCAGTTTCCAGGTATTGCTCGCTTTGAGGCGAGTTTTGGTACCGGCGTGGATACGCTCATCCCAGGGGATATCGTCGGCGTCCAGGTGGTCGGTCGCGGCTTGCTCCGGCTGCGGCGGATCGGGCCAGCCTGGATCGTCCGCGGGTGGGGGCGGCGGGGTAACGGAAGCAACGGGTGGCGGTGCGATAACGGGGGTCGGCGGGACTGGGGCGTCCTCAACAGGATCCTCGTTGCCCATAAAAGCAGGTGGGGTGGGCGGGGAAGTAAAAAATGGTACCTCACAATCCTTCTCGACCAGCATCTCACCGGGTTGATACGGCCCCGGTGCTATGCCCTTCTGTTCCGTCATACCCGACAACACACGGGCCAATTGGCTTATCTCCGTCTCGTCCGCGCAATCAATTGTTACAGTCAGTCTCATTTGTTACTCCTTTCTGGTTTATAGCCGCTACATTAGCGGTCCGACTACTCCGAGTATTGTGTGGGTGCCGGAGCTTTCTTCCGGCTGGTAGCATGGCGCACCTCCCTTTGGGCTAACGTACCCCCCGTGTGGTGTGTTGTGACAATATTTACCCGCTATTATTTTATTTGTCAATAATTATTTTTATGGATTGACAAATTAGTTAATATCGAATATACCTCTTTTATGCAACTTTACCCACATCAAAAAGAAATGTCGGACCGTATTGACGCCGCCTGGATGCTCGGGGCGGTTAATATTATGCCCACGATGGACTGCGGGCTGGGGAAAACGGCCCTATGCTGCTACAAGCTGGCTGAGTGCCCCGATTCTTGCGTGGCGATAGCACACCGCCAGGAGCTAGTGTCACAATGGTCCCTCACCCTCGCACGTTACGGTATTACCCATCGTATCCTCGGCCCCATTGCTGTCATCAAATGGATCATTCAGCTCCACACCCAAACCTATGGTCGTGATTTTTACGACCCCAACGCCCGCCGCGCCGTTGCCGGTGTGGACACTCTCATATCCTGGAGTAAACCCGAGTCTCGACATTATGACAGCATTACACGTTGGGGTAAACAGGTGAAATTGTGGGTTGTGGACGAGGGGCATCACCTCCTGCGGGAGAACAAGTGGGGCAAAGCAGTAGAGTTATTCCCCAACGCACGTGGACTCGCCCCGACTGCTACGGCGGAGCGGGCGGACGGTCGCGGGCTGGGGCGTCATGCAGATGGTCTAATTGATGTTATGGTGGAGGGCGCGCGCTCCCGATGGGCTATAGAGAATGGCTATCTGACCGATTATCGTGTATTCTGCCCCCCATCTGACCTGCGGTTGGACGAGGTGGGGCATGGCGTAGATGGTGATTACATCCGCAAACAACTCGCCACCGCTACCCGCTCATCAAGTATCATGGGCGATGTGGTCACGCATTACAAACGGGTGGCTGACGGCCGGCTGGGTGTGACGTTCGCCCCGGACGTGGAAACCGCGACAGACCTGGCAGCGGGTTTTAACCGGGCCGGGGTGCCGGCGGAAGTTGTCAGTGCCAAGACCCCCGACAAACAGCGCGTTGAGGTCATGCGGCAATTTGCCACTGGGCGTATCCTCCAGGTGGTCAATGTGGATCTCTTCGGGGAAGGTTTCGACCTCCCGGCCATCGAAGTGGTCAGTATGGCACGGGCCACCGACAGCTATGGACTGTACCACCAGCAATTTATGAGGGCATTACGCCAAAAGGAGGGCAAGGACCGTGCCATAATCATCGACCATTGTGGCAATACCCTGCGGCATGGGCTACCAGATAGCCCGCGAGAGTACTCACTAGACCGCAGAGACAAAAAATCTTCTACAAAATCAGGGGCGATCCCCCTCCGCGTGTGCCTTAACCCGGTTTGTATGTCACCCTATGAGGCTGTGCTTCCTTCATGTCCCTTTTGCGGTTGGATTCCGGTCCCAAAAGCCCGCACGTCCCCCTCTTTTGTTGATGGTGATCTGTACGAGCTGGACGAGGCCACACTTGCTGCTATGCGCGGGGAGGTAGCCAAAGTCGATAGAACCCCGGAGGAGGTGTTCCACGCAATGCAGAACATGGGGCACCCCTACGTTGTGGCTAAGGGAATTGCAAATAAACACGGCGATAAGCAACGGGCGCAAAGTGTGCTGCGAGACGCTATCGCCTTATGGGGTGGGCACCAGAGAGCAAAGAACCGCCTGGACCCGGAAGGGCACCGAAGATTTTACTTTACATTTGGAGTTGACGTTCTCTCCGCGCAAGCGCTTGGCCGGGTAGACGCTGAGGATCTGGCCGCGCGTATAAATTCTGACATATCAAGGGGGGTACGATGAAATGTCGTCAGTGTGGTAATGAAGCTGTAGCGGGGCTCACACAATGCCAAACCCACCGGGATAAAGATAAAGCGTACCGGGCCGCCAATAGAGAGAAGATGGCTGCGTACAAAAAACAATACAGAATTGATAACAAAGATAAAATACTGGAGTATAACAAGGAGCATCGAGCGGAGGCAACGCAACGAGACAAAGCGCTCCAGTTGCTACATCCCGAGCGGTACGCGGATAGCCGCAGAAAATACAGAAATAAACACCGGGAAAAATTTAACGCCCACGCACGAGACTACAGCGCAGAATACTACGCGAAAAATAAAGAGTCGGTGCAGAATTGGGCGGCGGATTACCGGGCTCGTAGACGCGGGGCGTTCAAGGCCTCCGTTAATAAACAACAAATATTTGAGCGAGATAACTACACCTGCCAACTCTGTGGTACGGGGGTACTTCCTTTTGTTCATAGACTCCACCCACTGTACCCGACTATCGACCACATCATACCGATTGTAGCGGGTGGGGCTCACGAGCCGTCAAACGTACAAACAGCACACCGAGGTTGCAACTGTAGCAAAGGTGCCAAAGATACTGTAAGTAAACATTACACCCCGACTGGAGGTAGCGCATGTATGATGTATTAACACCCGGAGAGTACACCTGCCTCAAGAAATTGTACCAGATCACCACGCAGCTAGCGGACTGCATACGCCGGCGCAAAGCCGCTATCCTCCGTATCAGCCGGGAGGTGCGGGGTGAGTGAGGCAGCGGTGCAAGCGGAGGTACGGCTGGAGTGCGCCAGGCGCGGCATCCTCCTGTGGCGCAACAATAGTGGCGTGCTACCAGACGACACGGGCAGGCCAGTCCGGTATGGTCTCGGCAACGACTCGAAGCAGGCCAACGCCGTATGCAAGTCCGCCGACCTGATAGGAATCGGACCGGATGGCAGGTTTTGGGCTCTGGAGGTGAAGGCTCCGGGATGGCATCTCACACCGGGTGACAAGCGCGGGCGGGCACAGTTGGTATTTTTAAATTTAGTCAGGAGCAAGGGCGGAGTTGCGGCCTTCGTAACCTGCGTGGAGGATATACCATTATGAGACTCAAACCAGACGACAGATACAACCAGATCCTCGACGCGGCGGTGCGAGTGGCTGAGCGCACCGGATACCGGACTCTCAAGCGTGAGGACGTGGCGCGGGAGGCGGGTGTCAGCAATGGGCTGGTATCTTTTTATTTTTTGTTTATCGAGCTGCTCCGCGTGGAGGTGCTGGCTGCTGCGGTGGAGCGTGGCGTGCTGCCTATTGTGGCCGAGGGGCTGGTGGCTGGTGAGCCGATAGCGGTGGGGGCGTGCGCTGACTTGCGGGCACGCGCCGCCGTGTCGCTTATCGGGGGTGGGCTGTGACGGGCTGGATACCCGCAGCACTGGCCCAGCACCCGCAATTCGTTCTCTGGATTGCCGTACCGTCCAAAACTCGCCCCGGCAAGACCGACAAGATGCCGATTGACCCCGTATCTGGTAAAGCTGCTGGGCATAGCGACCCGTCCGTGCGGATGACCGCTGCGGATGCGGGTGCGCTGTTTTCGCTCGGCGTCGGCCATGGAGTTGGATTCGTATTTACCGAGGAGGACCCATTCTTCTTTTTGGACATAGACTCTGCCTACGGGCCGGATGGCTGGTCGCAGCAAGCAACGGACCTCTGTGCTCAATTTGCCGGATGCTTTGTGGAAGTGAGTCACAGCGGAACGGGACTACATATTATCGGCTCCACACCTCCGCTGGTGCACGGGACTCGCAATGAGTTGCAGCACCTGGAGCTCTACACGAAGAAACGCTTTGTCGCGCTCACCGGAAAACACGCCACTGGTGATCCGTCTGTTACAAAAGATCTCGCACCCCTGCTTGCTATCCCTGGATGGTCAAAATCTGTGGTGGTTGCTGAGGATACTGAATGGACGGACGGGCCCGTGCCGGAATGGTCCGGACCTGCTGACGATCTTGATCTCGTGGCTAAAATTTTGGCATCCAAGCCGAGCGCGGCGTCTGCGTTTGGCGGGCGAATGACCGTACAAGAGTTGTGGGAGGGCGGGTTCGACAACCACAATGAGCAGGACGCAGCATTGATGCAGCACCTCGCATTTTGGACGGGCAAGGATTGTGAGCGCATGGAGCGTTTGTTCGGTATGTCGGGCCTCGCGGTGCGTGATAAATGGGAGTACCGCCCAGACTATAGACGTAATACCGTGCTCCACGCCGTGTCACTCTGCCAGCAAGTTTACTCTAACGCTCCTAAACCAGCCATACCTGAGCCACCCCCACCCGCTGCGGAGGCCGACAGGTGGCGCTCAGGGAGTCAGATTCTCACCCCAACGCTCCAGGTGGAGTATTTTAAGGGTTGTGTGTATGTGACGGACCAGCACCGCGTACTCGTACCGGACGGGAGATTGCTCAAGCCTGATCAGTTCCGCACCGTCTATGGTGGCTATCAATTTGCCATCGACGCCTCGGGCAAGACGACCAAGAGCGCCTGGGAGGCATTTGCCGAGTCCCAGACGTACGATTGGCCGAAAGTCCACACTACCTGCTTTCGGCCAGAGGCGCCGGCCGGCGGAATACTGATGGAGGAGGGCTGGAATGTGGTCAATACCTACGTGCCGGTCAACACCCCCCGCAAGGTGGGCGACGCAACTCCCTTCACCGGTCTACTCACCAAGTTACTGCCGGACGCACGGGACCGGGAGATACTGACCAGCTATCTGGCGGCTCTCGTGCAGTACCCCGGTAAGAAATTCCAGTGGTGGCCCGTATTGCAGGGAACGGAGGGTAACGGCAAGAGCGCCATTATCCGCGCCGTAACGGCTGCGGTTGGGAATAGGTACACCCACATCCCCAACGTAGACGATATGGCCCGCAATGGCTTCAAGTTTAACGCCTGGGTGAGTGGTAAGCTGTTTATCGGGATTGAGGAGATCTACGTCCCGGATCGGCGCGACTTCCTGGAGGCGTTCAAGACCACGGTAACCAACGAGCGCGTGCAGATTGAGGGCAAGGGCGTCAATCAAATTATGGGTGACAACCGTGCCAATGGTATCCTTTGCACCAATCATAAGGACGGCGTGCCGACTACCGTGGATACGCGCCGATATGCGATATTATTTACCGCGCAGCAGAGCAAGGCGGACAAGGAGCGCGACGGCATGGGCGGTATGTATTTCCCCGACCTCTACGACTGGTTCCGAGGCGAAGGAAAATACGCTGGCTGTGGTCTGGGCCACGGCTATGCCGTAGTCAATGAGTTCCTGCGGTCGTATGACATTGCCGCAGAGTTTAACCCCGCCGGTATGTGCCAGGAAGCGCCCCGGACGTCCAGCACGGCCGAAGCGCTCCGGCTGTCCCTGGGATCGGTGGAGCAGGAAGTCATGGAGGCGATTGAGACGGGCCTGTCGGGTTTTGCGGGCGGATGGGTGTCCAGTCTGGCGCTCGATAAACTCCTGGGGGCCAAGCGGATGGATGGGCGGCTACCACGTAACAAGCGGGGGGCGCTCCTGGAAGGGCTGGGATATATTGTGCATCCGGGCCTTGCCGGGGGGCGTACCAATAACCCCGTCGCGATTGATGGGGGCAAGCCCCGGCTCTACATCAAGCGTGGGCATCTCGCCAGCAACCTACAGACCTGCAATGAGATTGTGAAGCATTACACGGATTGTCAACTGGGGGGTTCGTCGCTTGCGGATATCTTTGGGATGGAAAAAGGCGGCCCGTAATGGCGCCGCCCGTGTCGTGTGGTATGCTATCTGTAGTATCTTAATCTGTCATCCGCTTTGATCCACTTTTTAAATGACCCGTCCGCCCGTTGCCATTCGGCGAGTGGGAAGTCCCTGTGATGCGTCGCGCCCTCCCCAAATTTTATTTCCCACGGTGTTGGTGGTCGGTGCCCGGTTATTGTGTCGCTCATACCTTACTCCTCCCGAATATTTTGTGATATAGCCAACTATCCACACTTCCCTTGCCGGCCGCCTCAATACAGGCGGCCCGCTCCTCGTCCGTCACCCGGACGGATAGCACGCAATACCGTGCTACTTTTTTATGTCGCGCCATGTCTCGCGTACCTCCACACTTAATCCCCATACCAGCAGGGCAGCCATGCAGGCTAGGAATAGGTAGCCGAAGATTATCATGATAGCCCCCCTTAAAATGCCTGGGTAATAAAACTCTCGCCGTCGATGTCAATTACTTGTGTATGGTCCCGGATCTTGTCAAGCGTCGCCTCGTAATCTATTTCACCCTCAATTGCTTCGGTTCCTTCCTCCTCGTCGGCTTCCTCGGGCTCGATATCCCATACCAGGTAGTCATCGCTGTAAGCGCCTGCGAATTCGTGCGCGTCGCTGTATTCCGTGTACTCGCAGCAGATTGCAATCACATCAAGCTCTATCTCCTCCCCCAGCTCCTCAAAGTAATTGAACAGCGCTTTAAGCCCCTCATAGCTGAAGTTATTGGAGCGGTTCATGTCTGTAAATGCCTGCGTAAAATCGTACTCGCTAATTGTCTTTTTCATTGTGTTACCCCCTTGAGTTGTTTGCAGTGTATCAATTGTGTGTTATCCCCATACAGAACGCCGTGCCATTCCCGGCCCTCAAATTTAAACCATGCGTCGTAACGTGTCAGACCCCAGTTATGGCCGTTACGATTTCTTCTAACGCGGCACGGGATTGTCAAGCTGCCCGGCCAATTAGATATTTTACTATCTACATAGAGCTGATAGGATTCGTTACGCTTTGCGGTTACGGGTTCACAAGTAAGATACAGTGTAATTTTTCCATGATCCCGCATATACTTTTTGTCATCTTCAGCGAGGCACGCGTAACATTTTGTTTTTCCGTTGGCGCCCTGCCCGTATCCCCTGGTAGAATCCGGGTGTTCTGATTCCATGTGCCCGCAGTCACACATTATAGCCTCCGGCTGTCTCATACCTCACCCCCTATGCTGAATTGATACACAATGCCACGCTGCCTCAATTGCCGCAGCTCCCTTGCCGATACTGAGTACTGTCTCTGTTTGATGATAATTGTATACATTTTGTCTCCTTTATAAGGCCGGTTGCCCGGCCCTGTGTAGTCTGTTACATTATGACCTCTTGGGTACTTTTTACCTTGAAACCAGCCTGCCTTAATAACGCTACAGCGCCTTTTTTCGTATCCGCTACTGTAAATTGTTTAACTTTCTCGCCTTCAAAAATACATATTGATTTGTAAAGCCCCATATGCTTGCCTCCTTGTTTGCTGGGTCACCGGCTGCTAGATTGTATCTTCGTTACCACAAATACAAATGTAGTTTTGTCCCGGTGTGTACGGTTCAACGGTGTATGTTTCTCCGCATCTTTGGCAAGTTACATCCACCGATTTAGGGCTGAAACCAACGCATTTGATTAATTTGCATTTTGAATGCCCTATATATGAATAAAATCTACAATTTTTAGTGCATTCAGATTTCATTGTTGCCACCTGCTATTAGTCCCATGCTAATAGTCGTTTCGCAAACATCTTTTTCAATTATTTCCTGGCCTGCAAAAATATGGCTTGAAACGTAGCTGATTTTAACAATTTCATTCGCATTGTTTAATGTGGTGTGGATATCAACAACTGTAAATGTTTTTGGGAACTTGCCTCGTGACTTATAAACAGTTCCTATTTTATATGCTGTTTTCATGGTGTAGCCTCCTGTTGTAATAGTGTTATGTAAGATATACCGGGGAGTGTAGCTAATGTCAAGTATTATTTTTTAGTTGGTATCAATATAATTTATCGAGTGGCAATCCCAGCGCTTCGGCAATCTCCAGAGTCATGCCCGGTGGGAAGCTGGAGTCAATCGGCAAGGCTATCGACATATGCTTGTTATGCGGCCCTGGATGCTGCCGCCGTCGTGCCAGTTTAACGCAATCCAAGCATATGAGGGGTGTTTTAACATACCGCCACGAATTGTGACCGTGTTTGCAGGTTGCCCGGAATAGCGGGAATTTCTGGGCTAGAGCCTCATCTAAAGATAGGGGCTTTATTTCTCCCCATAGTGATTTCATAGCCTGGACATACGTGCCGCGTGATTTAGGGTGACAATCAGTACAGAGTCCTGAGCCTGTCCAGCGGTGTCGGTGTGTTGGATCATCCGGCCGCGTATCTTTACACGTGCTGTCGTACTGTCTGAGGCCGCGCTGTAATGCGAATAATCTTGAAATCATGGTATTACCTCCCGTAATATTTAGTGCTCTAGTATTACCACAGTGACTGCCGCGCCGTAAATATATAATTTGCCGCCGTTACTCCGTTGCCAGTGTTGCCGCGTTTAGTCTGGGGTTTGTGGATTAAGTAGTTGTTTTTATTAGGTATTATTTCTTTCTACCCCTTTAAACCCTATATATATATTAGAAAGTATAGTGTATGTATGGCTGTAGTACCGTAGCCCTATAGGGTGCGTAGCCCCCGTGGCCCCGTAGGTCTTGACTTGGTCTGGTGTTGGGGTAAATTTCTGGTTAAGTTATATATTACACCACTTTACACCATACCCCGATACAACCCAGTATATGAAATCCTGGTTGATTTACCCCATTATAGGCGTAACTATCTGATATTGTTAATACACGGTCGGTTATAGTTATTTATTGACAAGCGCCCGCTCCATGTGGTTATATTTTGCACATGGAACAGATGCCGCAGGACATAGCGCGGGCCTTAGGACTTGCTACCATACCGACCAGACAACCTGCCAAGCTGGACCTATCCCAGTGTTTGAAGGATAGATACCACCACCGTATGAGCTATCAGGCCATAGCAGACAAGTATGGGGCCAGTAAACAGGCCGTAATGGAGCGTATTAACAAGTTTGAAGCGCTCCTGGGAGATCGTAACGAGCTGGCCAGTTTTAAGGACCTGGAAGCGGATATACAGGCCGCAATCAAGAAACGGTACAGTTCAGAGCTCCTTACCGTTGACCTCAGCAAAACGAGTCCTAAGGATTTGGCCATGGTTTATGGCATTACGTACGATAAAAACCGGCTCCAGACTGGTCAATCCACCTCGAACCAGAGCATATTTTTTCAGGTCGTCGCGGATAGTGACGAAGCAAACACCCCCGATTGTATCGACGTTACACCATCCCCCGAGTAATTCCGCATAGTTACATCCCTTATACAATCTCAACTCATGCTATGACTTGATATTATGGTTGTTATGTCAAGTACGTTTCGACCAGGGCGGGGCATCGATCATCATGCGGCGGCGGCCAATGTTTCGAGTGCCGGGGGGTGGCTTGAGACGAGGTGTCTGAGTATCAATCTGTTCAAATCCACCGCACGTAGCATAAAGGCGCGGAAGGGCTATACCAATAAATAAAAAATACTTGACATACCCACCGGAGCCAGCTATTATGCACTCATACCGGCGTCGCAAGGGGGAGATTATGAGAGCCGTACCGCATCCAGCAGAAGGAAGCACCGTAACAATAGAACCACTCCGCAGCCTGGAGGACGTGGCCAGGGTCAAAGCGGTACTGACCAATCCGAAGGACCTGGCGCTGTTCGTCTTGGGTGTGAATACCAACCTCAGGGCGTCAGACTTGCTGGCACTGCGAGGGGAACAGATAGACTGGATGGCCGGGACGCTCACCCTCCGGGAAAGCAAGACTGGGAAGAAACGCACCATCCCCCTCGGTCCCAGAGTAATGGAAGTTCTGTACCCGCTGGCGACGGACGGATTGCTGTTCCCCAGCAACAAGAGTGGTGGCCCACTCACCATGAGCGCCTGGAATGGGAAGATGAAACTGTGGTGTTCCCGTGCCGGCATCAAGGGTAACTTCGGAGCCCGCACCATACGGAAAACCTGGGCGTACCTTCAGTTTACAGTGTTTGGTGCGCCAATAGAGGCGCTGTCCGCTGAGTTGGGGCACACCTCGTTGAGGGACACGTACCGATACATAGCCTTGCCCGCGCCAGAGACGGCTCGGATCTTCGCAAATTTTATATGAGGAGGTAGAGACGTGAGTTTAAGCGAAAGGATAAGGCCCGACGTTGAAGCCGCTCCGTGGGTTATCGTCGAAGTTGCTGCACTCGAAGCCGAGAACGCCACACTCAAAACTAGTCTCGCTGGCCGAACTTACGGCCATGACAATGCCATGGTAGAGGCCGCAAACAAGACGCTTAACGGCCCATTATCATTGGCTTACAATCACATAGTTTATCTTGAAGCTGGAAATGCCCGGTATAGAGAGGCGCTGGAAGAAATTAGTGAGTTGTACCCAACTGACAATAGTACCGAGATTGTTGTGGCTAGAGGTATAGCCCGCGGAGCCCTCAAGAAGGTGCAGGGATGAGCGCCAGACTCCCCACCCGCCCTAATACCGCCCGCAAGGGCTACACCCAAAAACATGTAGACATCGTGAGAGCGTGGAAGCGTGATCCGTTGGCCTGGGCGCTCGCCATATTTGGCGATAACATCTACAAGGCACAGCAGAATCGTGGCGTGATCACCGCGGATGGGCTATGGCGCGAGACGGGCCTGCCTGCCAACGCGAGTGGCCTGTCCGATCAACAGGAGGATGTGCTTACTGACTGGGGCCGACTGGTCGGAGCCAAGTTGGACGCCGCGGCCGGGCTACCACACGACGAGGAGTTGGCTGCCAAGGTTGGCATGAGTATCCAATCCGGCATGGGCACGGGTAAAGACACCACAGCAGCCCTTATAAACTGGCACTTCATGTTCAATTTCTCGTACCCCAAGGTACTCGTGACCGCCAACACCGGCAAGCAGTTGAATGAGGTGTACTGGTCGGAGCTAGCGAAGGTGCGCGGCTGGGCCAAACGGATGACCGAGGACAGCAAGAGTGACCTGGAGGCGAACTTCACGCTGCAATCCGAGACGTTATTTGCCAACCTGCCGGACAAGGAATTGCGTGGTAAGCGCTGGTTTACTTCCGCCATAACGATCAATACTAAGGGCGGCCCGGACCAGATGGGTGAGGCATTCTCCGGGCGGCACGAGGATAATTTTCTCGTCATTTTGGACGAGGCGACTGGTCTGGCTGAAGCGGTGTTTAAACCCCTGGAGCGCACACTTACGGGGAAGCTCAACGTGATGTTTGTTATTTTCAACCCCACGCAAACAACCGGTTACGCTATCCGCACCCAGACAACGGACCGGGACAAGTGGATCTGCAAACAGTGGTCAGCGCTCGACTCCCCCAACGTCACCCGCGCCTCTATCCGCAACCTGGCAGCGTACGGCAAGGACAGCCCGGACTACCGCATCGGAGTCCTGGGCCTCATGCCCCTCAGTGACGCAAATTGCCTCATCCCGTACCCCTGGATTCAGGCCGCTCTGGAGCGCGAGGACTTCGACTGCGCCAATGACCCCATAATAAGCTCGGCGGACGTAGGCGGCGGCGGTGACAAGTCCGTTACCGGCGGCAGACAGGGGGGCAATGTGCCTGCCCCGCGCACGTTCAACAGCAAAAAGACCGACGAGGTGGCGGACTGGGTGATGGAGGGCATGGATCAGGACGCAGCGAGTGTGTGCTTCATAGACATCATCGGTTTGGGGCGTGGCGTCTACGATATGGTACGCCGCGCCGGCTACAAGGCCCGCCCCGCTGACTCACGCAACACCCCGGACGACCCGGAGCGCTTCGTCAACCGCCGCGCCGAGGTGGCGTGGATACTGCGGACACAATTTGAGGAGGGGCTTATCTCACTCCAGCCGCCCGCCGACCCACGAGACGCCAACGACCCCATGGTGCGCCTGCTCCGTGAGCTGGGAGCGATGAAAATGGAGATCGTGGGGGGCAAGATGCAACTCGGCGGCAAGAAGGAACTGCGGCGTCTGCTAGGATTCAGCCCAGACCACTTCGACTGGCTATTAATGACGTACTGGAAGCCAGACCACCTGTTCCGCAAGGTATCCAGCGGCAAGGCCGGCAAAGGCGTGGATTTCAAAGGCGTTTTTCTCCGCTAAAATATAACTTGACATCCTCATAAACAGGAGTAAAATCACCCACAATTTTAAAATATTAACGTCCTACCCGGCAGGGGAAAAGCGGCACCGTACCGCCTGGACGTTAAATAACATACGGGCACCTTACGGAGGTGGTGGATGCGAGAAATACAGTTAGTATGCGGGCGGATTACGACGGTAGACGCAGAAGATTACGACCGTGTAGCAGGATTTAGGTGGCGTTCGATGGTGGGTAATGGTGGTAATACGTATGCCATCACCGACATAAAAATAGATGGTAAATACAGGCCGGTACTCTTACATCGGCTAGTAATGAACGTTACAGATAAAAGAAAAGTAGACCACAGAAACCGGGACTCGCTGTGTAACTGCAAACACAACTTACGGGTCGCAACATCCAGCCAGAACGGGTGTAACCAAAAGCGGCAGAGTAACGCAACTACACCTTACAGGGGTGTGTACCGAGCAAAAAGAAAAGATCATTGGCGGTCGGCGATTACCTTGGACGGAAAACAGTATACTTTGGGAACGTTTAATGATATACGACACGCAGCTGAAGCGTACGATAAAGCAGCAAAGCTACTACACGGAGAGTTCGCAGCATTAAACTTTCCGTAGCACAACAGGGGCGGCATGGAATTAACACGACAAAAGGAGTTAGTTGCAGGTGCCACCGCTTGGTTTGATGGTAAGTTAAAGACCATCATTACGGACTCCCGTCGCCGATACCGCATGCAGCTCAAGGATGCGAAGGAACGCTCCTCACGCGGTCTATCCACTATCCCTTCCACAAAGAGCACCTCCGCCGTTGACAGATACGTGGAGCGTCTCGCCATCGAGATGTTCCAAGACCCCGACTCCATAGCGTTTACCAGCAAGTCAGCGTTCGACCCCGCGAAAGATGTGGGGGGCCAACTGCTCACGCAGGATTTTATCTATCGTTCCTCCGGCCAAAATGGCATGTTTCCTTTCTTCACCTGGCACCAGGCCAGCAGTCTTGCCGGAGCGGTAGATGGATTGGAAGCCTGTATGGTGTGGTGGCGTCATGAGGCGTACGACGAGCCTGAGACGACTTACCTGCATCTGGGGCAGCCGGTGGACAAGGCCACTTACGACAAGTACCGCCAGGTTATGCCGGAAGATTTCCAGAAAATGAAGGGCGCCAAGAGTACCGTCACCTGCGATACGTGGTGGATCGATCAGCTTGAGCCGGGCTCCGACATTATTTGGGACCCCACCGTAGGGCTGCTCAATGTGGAGCTCGGCCAGTTTGTCCGGGTTAAACTGAGCCGCACCATCGACCAGATCAAGGCTATGGCCGCCGCTGGTGTCATCGACAAGAGCAAAGCCACCGACGAGGTGCTGAAGAAACACCAGAAGACCGCCGGTAGCACCACCCAGTATTACCTCAACGGCGACAAGACGGTGGATAACGGCAAGGACGTGGACCTGAAGGACCACAACGGCGTGGATCTCAACATCATGTTCTACAAGGAGCACGGATGCTGGGAGGTCCAGTTCTCGTTGGGCGACTTCACCGACTCGCTGGGTGATTGCAAAAAGGTCAAGGATGTCTGGTTCGCCGGAAAGAATGTGAATATCCTGCCCATCAGCGTGGGGTACAACAAGCCCAAACTGCTGGAGCAGGTCGGCTGGGCCATCCCCGAGATCATATCACCGCTGGAAGATGAACACGTCAACCACAAGAACAACGTCTCCGACGCCGCCAAAATCGCCATACAGGGTCGGTGGTGGGTGGAGGAAGGTGGCGACACCAACATCGATAACCTCCTCAACAGCCGGGTCGTGTACGGAAAGGCCGGCGCTGACTTTGGCAGCATCGACACCAACGCCGACGTGGTGAACAGTTTGCGCGCTGACGACATGATCAACCAGGAGATCAACGAATTGATCCCGGCGGGTCTGCAATCCGGCGCACGGGGTGTTGTGCCGCGCGGCACGAACAAAACTCTCGGCGCCACCCAGATGGGCAAGATGGAGAGCGACGAGAAGTTGGGCGTGCAGATCGTCACCCGCAACCAGACGTTCATGTACAAGGTTCTCTACCTCATCGCGCAACTCACCATCTGTTTTGAGACGGACGAGACGATCCTCCGCATTGCCAGCGGCAAAGCGGGCGTACCGCTGCCAACAGCTACGCGCATGGACGGCACGGAGATTCCTGACCTATCCGTTATCGACATTGATGTAAACATCCAGATCAACGCCGGTCTCGGCTCGGCCCCCCGCTACCAGAAAGCGCAGAGCACCATGCAGTTGGTGGACTGGGGTAAGTCCCACGAGATTCCCGTGGACGCCGTCGCCGCGTACCGGCAACTCTCAGTGCTGGCCGGTTACGGCCCGGAGGATTTGCTGGACAAAACGCCACCCCAGCCACCCCAGCCACCCCCAGCGGAGCACAAGGCCACGTTCGCTATCCCGTGGGACGCCCTCAGCCTTACGGTCAAGGACCAGGTTATGCAAGGCATTATCGCCGGAACAACCGCCGTCACTGCGTCAGTTAAGGACGAGACGGCGGGCCGGTTGGCTGAGTCGCGCCAGAATGGTGGGGGTATGATGCTCCCGGACCGGACCGGTCAAGTGGTGGACGGAACGGACCCAGCGGCGCAGGCCATGAGCGAGGGGGGTCAGGCGTGAGCACAGACCCGCGCTACGCAGCCACGCTGGACGAAGCCTCCAAGAACCCGGACGGCACGTACAATACGTACCGTGCATTATCCTGGTTATCCGAAGCGCTCAATCCAGGGAAAGGACTCCCGGTTGAGGAGATTCAAAAGATAGCGAAAGAAGTCTACGAACGGAGAACACCATGACCAACGAGCAAGTACAGATGCTCCAAGCCTCCGCTACGCCAGGCTTTCAACTCATTATGAAGCGCCTACAGGATGTGGCCGACGAGCTGCAAAAAGACTATGACAATATTTGTGTTGTAACCGACCCGCAACGTGTGTTACAGACACACCTGACCCGAGAGATCATACGGGTTACGATACCAAGAATTATGGAGGGCATTATGAATGTTGACCAGCCGGAGGTACGCTGGACTTTTAAGGGGTGGCTCAGAAGTATTCTGGCGGTGGCGTGTCTGGCGCTGATGTGCAGCTCGGCGGATGCATTTGACGTATCCAGCATAACCTTCGGCATTGCGTCATCGGCCATTACAGCCACACCGAATCTCAGGATCGGGGTGATGAAGGGTACGATGGGCAAGGACGGAAATGTGGTTATGCAGGGGATGGTTATCCCGAGGCCAGTTAATTACCACCTTACAAAATCCAAAGTCCATACGTTTGTAACAGGAACCACGGCGATAGAAATCCAGGCGGACCAGGACACCAAGATGTACGTCGGCGGTGATTTGACCAACTACCTTCTTATTTATTCGGGAGTACCGGTTACTTACGTAATTAAATAATACCTGAAAGGACTTAGCGATGGATGAGGATGTAACGGTAGCAACGGACGCGGGCGCTGATAGCCCGGAATCTCAACCGGCGGTGGTTGAGGGCGCAACGACTACACCAGAACCAGAGCAGAGCGCGGACGCTGTTAGTCCTGAATCTCAACCGGCGGTGGTTGAGGGCGAAGAAGCGACGGTGACGGACGAGCCGGTGAAGAAAACTTTGGAGGAGAGGGTAGAAGAACTCGCTTCCAAAAAGATTGCAGAGGCCGAGGCGCGTATCAACGCCAGATTACAGACCGAGACGAAAGCCCCGTTGGACTTTATCCCGGATCTGGATTTTGGCAAAGTCAATGAGTACATCCGGGCCACGCTCGATAGTATCGAGCAAGCGCAGTTGGATGGCGACTTTGTGAAAGCGCTGGATCTTCAGGAGGAGTTGCGCCAGACCCGCGAAACCATCAAGGCCAACGAGTCCCGCAAGGCCAGCCACATGGAGCGGGAAGGCCAACGCCAGCAATCCCAGCAACAGATAGCTGCGATCAACGAGCAGATATCCAGCGCATCTTCACTGGTAGCAAAAGAGTACAACATCCCGGCTGAGGTGTGGAAGAAAGGTGAGGATTTCTTTCTGGCGGAGCGCCAGAGTAAGCCCCTCATCGACGCACAGTACCGGGAGAAGGTCATGCTGCAAGGCCCCGTCGCAGCGATGCTATGGGCCAAGGATTACGTCGAGCAGAACATGGGCAAAAAAGAGCAGGATCTTATTAACTCTAAGGAGGCAGCCAAAGCCACGCTGCCGCAGGGCAAGACCAGCACCGGGGTAATGACGGACGACAAGGCCAACAAACTCGCCGCCGCCAAGACCGCCGCCATGAGCGGTAACCCGTCTGACCTTGCCGAGTACAGCAAAGCATTGCGCGAGTCTCGCACATAAGGAGGCCCCACTATGGGCGCAGTACCGACTAACACAATGACCACCTTTGACTTGACCGGCAACCGTGAGGACATTCAGGACGAGATTTCCATCATCACTCCCATCGACAGCCCGTTCTATCACTCTATCGGCACGACCAATGTCACCGCCATGAAGCATGACTTTATGACCGACGCCATTGAAACCCCCGGCCAGAACAAAGCGCTGATCGGTTCGGACCCGACGATTGAAGCGAGTGAGCAGCCCACCAAGTTGTTCAATTACGTTCAGCTCCAGGAGAAGTCATTCTCCATCGCCGACTCCGCTGCCGCCGTAAACACCGTGGGCAATTCCGGTGGGTACGACTACCAGAAAGCCCTCAAGATGAAAGCCCTGGTTGGTGATATCGAGTGGGCATTCCTCCGTGAAGTCGCCGCAGCCGGCGCAGCCGGTACAGAGCCATCCATGAAAGGGATGCTCAACTGGATCACCACCAACCTGGACAAAGCAGCAGACGCCACGCTGCACGCGGACGGCACCGTAACTGGCGGCTCGGCTCGTGAGCTGACCAAAGAACTGCTCAAGGGCGTCATGCAGAACATCTACGCCGCTGGCGGTGGCGGGATGAACAAGACCATGACCGCCTACTGTGGCAGTGTCCAGAAGGATAAGTTCGATGGCTTTGCCTCCACCGGCAACAACCGCCGCGCCATCGAGAAGGACCAGGTGGACGACAAGGTTGATCTTTACGTCACATCGTGGGGTACGATCAAGGCCGAGATCCACCGCACCATGCCGACCGACGTGTTTGTTATCTTCGACCCGTCCTTCTGGAAGAAAGCCACACTCATTCCAGTGGGTGTGCAGGAGTTGGCCCGTAGCTCACGCTCCAATCGGAAGTTCCACATGACCGTCCAGCACACGCTGGAGGCCAAAAATGAGTTGAGTGCTGGCCGTCTGACCAACCTGAGCACGCTGTAAACCGTAACGGGGCGCTCCGGCGCCCCACACCATAGAGGAGGATACCCGATGCGTAATATTGTACTGACAATTTTTGTCACTCTTTGCCTGGTCAGCGCCGCGATGGCCGGCCCCAACGTCAAACAATTGGCGTTCACCACGTTCAGCGCAACCACCGTGGGTAGCGCCATCAAAGCAATAGATTTCCGACACAAGACAGTAACCTTCCAGGGGTATAGCACTAAAGCGTCTACAAACCCCTCAATGCTATCCGGGACCGCGCTCGTGCAATGCGGCCCTACCAGCAATGGCCCGTGGTCAACCTGCGTTAAAGAGGATGGAACAGCCATAAGCGCTACCACCAATGGCTCCCCCCTTCAGTGGTCTGACGTTACTGCGTACGTTCGTATCAAGTGGACCAATACAGCGAGGTGCATGAGAGCATGGCTCAACCTCAGCGAGTAAGTCATAGCTGCCGTCTGGCAGATTACCGCTACATTAAGGACCGGGCGGTGGGAACGTACGTGCAGAACGTCGCTCCGGTCCTTGCTTCAGCGGCGGCGCTCCGGGAGGAAACGCCTGGGCGCTATACTGGCTATGATCTGGACATGGGCTTTCAATTCGCCAGCGTCCCCAAGATATTGTGGCTACGGATGCAGCAAGCCGGCGTAACTGATAACCTCCCTGATATGGCGCGGTTCCTTCAAGATTATGCGGCCCTGACCGGGGAGAATTATTTTACAACCACCAAACGAGTTATCTAGCCAGCCAGCCATACAAATAGACAGACAGGAGAAAGACAATGATTATCAAGATTAAGCAGGGTGCAGAAGATCAAGTTTCTTGGCGGTTCCACGACTCGGCACGTGAGGTTTCTTACGCGGTCATATTCAGTAAGGGGATGCCGAAGATAAACGATGTTGAGATTACATCGGAAATGGGCCTCCAATTTGAAGGCGACGACGGCATTGTACGAGAAACGCATTTTATATCAGCTATCGCGGAGACATGCTTGTGTGTCTCGTTCATCGATTTCAACGGTAAACCACACGAGATATACACCGACGCAACCGTGTATATCCTCAATGACAGCGGAAAAACCATAGAACGTATCTATTAATCCTCTGGCTGGCTGGCCAGAGACACAACCACCAAGCGGGTCGTCTGACCCGGAATAGGAGTGTACCGTGGCAAATGTAATGGACAAACTGGCGTCGAGAGCGAGAGTACGGGTGTATAAGCCCGCGCCGGGAAGCGAAGACCGCTCGACTCTGTGCGGCGAGCCGATGCAGAGAGACATGGGACCGGACGGCGGGGAGCGCCATTTTTTCGAGGTCCCCGCGCACCAGGCCGACTACATCAATTCGGCATTCAGAAAGTACACGGTATCCGAGCCATTCCTGCCGGGCGTGGACGATACCGCTCTGCTCGCTACGCTGGACAAGCCGGAGGAGTTCGCCTGCGCGGTGGAGGGCTGCGGTAAAACCTTCAAACGTGAGCAGGATCTCAAAACTCACATGAAAGCGGCGCACCTGTAATGCTTACCACTAAGGCGGTTCTCGATAGGGTGTTTACCCGCATCAAGGACAATTCCAGCACACTCCGGGTGAAGATGCTCGGGTGGCTGGATAGCGCCATGCGTGACGCCTGGAGTGAGCGGGCGTGGATCTTCCTGGAGAAGTCGGTGTCCCTCACTCTGGTCAATGGGGCCATCACCCTGCCAGCGGATTTTGGGGATGAGACGTTTCTCAATGTGGATGGCCGGTACACCTTCACCACCGGGGATAAACTCACACCTACCGAGGCTCTGAAAGCTGACGTGCGGGGCGGTGATGTGTGGGGCTACACCCTATCCGATACCGCTATCACCCTCCACCCGGCCACCGACGGAACGGTTACTCTCTACTACGTAGCCAAGATGCCGGACGCCGGATATGCGGATGACACCACGGAAACCATATTTCCAATGGAGTTCCTGCCGCTGTTTGAGCGTTCCCTTCTGGTGGCGTTCTACGAGTACGACGTAGACGCAGACCGGTTGCCTACCGGTATTCAACTCGACGCCGAGCATCTGCGGAAACTCAAGAAACTGGACAACAGCCGCAAGCCCCTTCCGCAGATCAACAACCGCGGCCTGGTGCGTGAGAAATGAGCCGCGCACCCGGACAACCGATCTGGAATAAATCCCGCTATCGGGATTTTACCGGCGGAGAGAATCTTCAGGTACTTCCCGAAGCTATCGCTGCCAACGAGGTGCAGAAAGCGTTTAACTGTGTCATCACAGCGGAGGGGCTACTAGAGACACGGCTCGGCCGCACGAAAGTAAACACCACCAGCCTGGGCGCGGGTGCCATCATATCAGCGCACCGCTATTCCAAAGAGGATGGGACACGCTACCTGGTTGTGCAGCACGGGACGGCCCTCTATGCAAAGTCGTGGGATGGCTCCACACCGTTCGCTGCTTTCCCCGCTGCCGTAAAGACCGGGCTTACCGCTGGCAAGAAACTCCGCTCTCTCACCTGGAAGGACAAGCTCATTCTCACCAATGGCACCGACCAAGCGTTTGCATTCGATGGCACGACCTGTACGGATGTAGCGGCAATTCCCAAGTGTATGGCCCTGTACCTCTACGCGGGCCGGCTCTGGTGTGTGGATGAAGCAACCGGATTTTTGGAGAACAGTAATCTGGAGGATTATACCGACTGGACCGACACTGGGAGCTACAAGGTGCGGGACGGTGACGGTGACAAGATCACCGCGCTCTGCCCGCTGCCGGGTGGCATGGTGATAATGAAGAAAAATTCTCTCCAGACGCTCTACGGCACCAATCCAGGCGGAACCGGAAACATCTCCATCGACGAGCCATTCTCAGTTCACGCAGGGGTTGTAGGCCCGGACGCGGTGCTGAGTGAGGGCGTTTTCATGGGATCCGACAATATGTACGGGTTTGGCTTGAACAGTATTACGCCGGTCAAGCCGACGCACATCCCGCTCATCTCGTCGCTGACTCCGGCACAACGCGCCACCATCTTTGCCATCCCGCACCCAAAGGAACGGAGGGCGTTGTTTCAGCTCCCCACTTCCGATAAGCGCTGCCTCTGCGTGGACGAGCGACGTAACGGAGCCATCACCAGCTGGTATGATCTCAATGCCGCATGCTTCTCCGTATGTGACGATGCGGACGACAGCGGGGCGCTGCTGATCGGTGACGCCACAAACGGGATTGTCTATGCGTATGGCGGCAATACCGACGATGGAGTGGCGATTACCAGCCGTGTCAAGACCGCCTACATCGATCACGATGAGACGAGCAACAAGGAGTGGAATAGCTATATCCCGGAACTTGAAGTGCTGGACAGTGAGGCGACGTACCGCTTCTACCACGGTTACGACGTTGACTACCAGACGTACGGCGGGATGCTTACCAACTCATTCAAACAGAATCTTCTTACCTGGGGTGTAGACGAGTGGGGCACGGCGACATGGGGTAACGGCAGCCGCTTCAACGACCCGCTATTCATGCACGACGCACGGGGCAACCGGATCAGTTTTGAGACTGTCTGCTACAACCGTGTAGGATTCAATGGATTTACCACCAGATACCGTATAGTGGGGGCGCAGATATGACCATCGGAATTGTGATCATCCCGTACAGCTTCACCAATAACACCGAAGTGGCGGATGCCGTTAAGGTGAACTCCAATTTTACCGTCTTGGCGGGGGTGGTCAATGAGATCATCGCGGCGCTCGTCCCGGCGAACGGAAGCCAAGCGTCACTCGACGACCGGTTGAACGTGTCGCTTAACCCGGACGGCACGATAAAACCCGGAGCTCTGCCGGTCGGAACGTACGACACGCGCACGCGCACCACCGTTGACGAGGCATATACAATCCTCAGTACGGACTCACTCGTCAAGGTGGACACGACAGCGGGGGATGTTACGGTGACACTCCCCGCTAGTTCCGCTACGCCGGTTATGCCAATCATTCAGAACATCGGGGAGACGGGCCACTCGGTTATCCTGGTGGGGAATGGCACCGACACGGTGATGGGCCTCGACGAGTATGTGCTTTCACAGTATGGGGAGTTCGCGCAGTTCGATCTTACCGGCACAAACTGGATGCGGATCAGATGACCCCCGCCCGGAAGATAGGAAAATTTACAGACCCGGCGTTGGACCAACAAATAGCCGAGTTGGTGCGCGCCATCAACGAGATAATCGCCGCCGTTCAGGCGTTGACTCCCCCATGACACCGGAGGAGGTACAGGCCCTCGGCGACGAGATCTGCGACTTTATGGAAGAGATGTACGGAAAACTCCAGGCGGAAGTCGTGTACAATATCTTCTGGTCGCTCGGCACAGGGCATTACGTGTGGAAGCCTGGTGAGTACTTCGCCTGCTATTGGCGTGTCCGGCCGGAGGACGTAGAGAGCGTCCAGGAGCGCATTAAACCGCTTGACATAACTCACGGAAGTGTTATGTATGTGGCTGAAGCGGCAAGTAAAGTCGGGCTGGCGGAAGTGGTAAAACGACTACGGAAACAAGCGGTGGGGATGAAGGGCCTATTCTGGCACCGCCCCGCCAAGCAGGATAAGGTTTATAACTTCCCGTCGCAACAGGGGGCCACGAATGGGATCACAGGAAAGTAAAAGTACGTCAACCCCGGTCAGTGCCGAGGATAGACTCAAGACATACCAAGCTGGCCAGACCGCAATCGGGGGAGACTCCGCCATGGGTGGGGATTACCAGACGCCCACGTACGAACGGCTCGGTGATGGTGACTACAGCCGGGTGAGCGAAGGACTGAATGCCACCACACAACGGCAGCAGGATCTCGCGCTCAAGGCCAATGACCAGGCGATGGCCGACCGGGGCATTTACACCAGCCTCAATGCCCTCCGCTCCAACGACACCACCCGCGAAACATACGCCCCCCGGTTTGCCGCCAACGACGCCACGGTCATGCAGATGAAAGCGCAGGATATTGCGGGGGCCAACGCCGCGGCGCAGGACGCAGCCAAGCAAAAGTATGAGGCGTCGTGGCGGCCAGCGGATTACAAAGCTGGGTTGTGGAATGGCACCGGTGGCGTAATCTCCAGTGGCTCGTCCGGTGGGTGGAGTATCTGATGGCGGCCAACAACTATGGCACAAGCGGGTACGGTATCAGTGACGCCAAGGGTAGTGCTGCTACTGCAAAGCTGGTGTACTCCAATCCGTACACCGCCATCGCCTCCCTGCTCGTTGGGGCAGCGTCCCAGAATATTGGTGGCGCCATCGACAAGTCGCACGAAAATAACCAGCAGATCGTCACGCAGGGCAAAGGTGACATCAACGCCGAGCACTCCAGCCCATTTGGTGTGGCGGATACGATGGGCAGCCAGATGATGCCCGGAGCAGAAAAGATGCTCTCCGCCAATACCAAACCGCTGGAGGTGGCGCCAGCTAGCGTGGCTACCCCCGAGCTCCAGGTGGACAGCAGCCAACAACCGTTCAGCACCAAGATGCAAGACTACCTCAACTACATGAAGTACCGGAGTTAATTATGTCATGGGGCCAAGCAGCAGAAGGTGCGGGCAAAGCGGGGGAGTCCGGGTCGTCCGCCACAAGCCTTTACGGATCGATGGCTGATACAGGCGGTAGCGCCAGCGGCGCGGCGCAACCTACCAGTGGATTCTCCATGCCATCTGAGGGCGCCAACGCAGGGCAAGGCCCGACCGTAGACGCCGGCAACATGCAGACGTATGGCACGACCGACCCGTCATACCTTCAGCAGGGCGTCAATGGCCTGGAGCGTTTCCAGAAAGGTGGCAACCAAGGACTCGGAGAGACATACAAGAATTTTGGCAACAATCCGGAAACCTATGGCGCGGCGTACGGACTCGTCAATAAAATGGCCGGCTCTGGTAAGCCCACCAGCGCCGCGCCGATCACCACAAATATCAGCTATCAGCAACCGGCGGCGCAGAAGCGGGGGAGGTACTAAATGGCAATGCCAGGATGGGCACTCGCGGCTGGTGGGTTACTGGAAGCTCCTAAAGTCGCCAACAATTATATGGACCTGTTTAAGAATGTCAATGCCATGCGGGATGAGGCCAACGCCTCCGACGCTTTGCAGAGCATCAACCGCTTCCGCACGCCGGAAGAGGCGCAAGCGTTCCAGCCGGACGGCTATCTGTCACCCAGCACACGCCAGGCATTGGAAAAATTTCGGGCCGAGAAGCTGGACACTCTGCTACGCCAGGGCGCCGCTGCTCCGGTGGCGCAGATACGCGACCTCCAGACGGACCCGCGCTTTAGGGATGCAGAGAGTGTGGCCGAGATCGTTAAAAATCCGGCGGAAGCGGTATTTGGTCAGAACGCCCCGGCGGCCACGGGTTTCTCACCTGGTGCTACCAAGGGCTCCACCACCGCAGCGGGCGGAAATCCCTACGTGGCGCAGGGACTCCAGGAGTTCCAGACGGGCAATCTCGGCAAGCTCGACCGCTTCCGGGCGGCGCAGGGTGACCGGTGGGCTGGCGCAGGACTCGGCAAAGAGGAGGCCAACGCCTTTAAGGATGTGGCTACGGGACAGAAGGATTACCAGAAGATGGGCCAGGACTCCGCGGAGAGCAAAGCCGAGCAGGATCTCAATCAGTTTATCGCCACCAACGAGATGCCGCGTACTATTGAAGGGTGGAACGCATTCTGGGATAAGGCCCGCAAGATACCGAACCTCCCCGCCAAGTTGCTGACCGAGCAACAGGCGGCCATGCAGTCACGCAACCAATCACCGGTCGGCGCCCCGCTCCAGCAGTTCGTGAAAAACGGCCCGAACTCTACGCGCTCCGAGGTAAGAGTGGATATGTTTGGGGAGCCCGTCGCTGCAACCCGCGTTGTATCATCCAACAACCCGTCTGATCGCGAGTTGGGCCTGATACCGAGCAGCACCGGCGACGGCATGGTGGATGTGGCGTGGAACGGACCGGACGGGGCGCCTCAGTCCGCCACCATCCGGCGCGGCGATTTACCCACGCTCAAAGCCAGTCTTAAAGCCCAGGGTGTCAAGGAACTCAGCACCGTGGACGGCAAGAAAGCCGGCCGCACTGAGACGCTGATCAAACCGGAGAAGGGCAAACGCTCCATACTGGGTGATCGTCCGGGTGGTGGCGCTCCAGCTGCCAAAGCAACAGGAGGATTTACCTACGTCAACGGCAAGCTGGTGGCTAACTAATGCCCCGCGTAGACGTCCCAGAGTACGGCACTTTTGTGGATTTCCCCGATGGTACGCCTCCGGCGGAGATGCAATCCGTTCTTGCCAAGCAATTCCCCAAAAAGCCAAGTCTTGTAGATAATGTGGTGCGCGGCCCCCTGGCCCGTGTCGCGCAGGGCATCAACTCAAGCCTGGGTGGGGTGCTCTCTGCGTTTGGCGCGGGCCAGGGCGCTGAGGCGTACAAGCAGGGAGCTGAGTACTGGAAGCAAAAGGCGGATGCCGCTGGCTCGTCCGGTATCCCCGCACAGATCTATGAAGGACTCGGCGCCGCCCCAGTGGGTGTGGCCGAGTTTGTGGCCGGACCTGCGTATGCTGGCGTCAAGGGCGGACTTGAAGGATTCCGTAAGGATGGCGTGCGGGGTGCAGTGACCGGCGCCGGCCTGGAAGCCGTGAAGCGGGCCGGTATTGGGAAAGTGTTCCACGGTATCGGAGCTGCCAACCTCACACCACTCCAACGCACCGGAGCGATGGCCGGCACAATGGGCGCACAGACTGCGGCGGAAGGTGGCTCACTGCCGGATGTTGTGTCCTCGGCTGCGACTGGCGCGCTCCTTATGCCCCCGTCTGGGGGTGGCGCTCAGTCCGTAGTTCGCTCCAGGTTGCAACAAGCGGGAGCGACACCGGAGATGGCGGCGGACTTGTCTGGGCGCTTCAATCCCGATACCCAGCCTGCTGGCATGGGTAATATTGACACAACGAGTATGGATCAGGTTTCGCCTGCGGACGTCCCGCCCCGCCCAGCGATACTCAATTCCGAACAGATAGCGCTCACCGGTAATGAGGTACGTCCTACCACTACACCCCAGCCGGTGCTGGATTCCGAAAATGCATCTCGTATCTCGCCGTACGACGCTACCGGGCCATCACCCGGTATCAGTATAGAAGTGGCGCGACTCAAACAGGAGCACCCCTACTGGTCCGACGCGGAGTATCTCAAAGAGGTAGAGCGCACCACGCTCGCCCACAACCCAGAGACACTCCCCGCCGCGACGGACATGAGTACGGTACGGCCGGCGGAGCCGCAGGCTGTCAGGCCCGCCGAGGACGCACCAGGAATACGCCGTGGTGTGTCTATCGGTGATCAGGAGCCGGGGCAGCGCTTCGACGGCCTGGACCGCATAGCCGACCCGGCGCCGCAGACTGGTATGTTGCTCAATCCCGAGGTGCTGCCCGCTCGTACCGATGCCGACCGTTACGCCACATCAGCCCCGCCGGTGGAGCGCCCCGCTGAGGACCTGCCGGCCTGTACGGTTGAGCCGCAGA